ACATTACCTCACCTCCCTGCAAGTAATGACCTTCTCGAAACTACGCTCTTGCAAATTCTCAGAATAAAGGATCTCAAAATATCGTCCATCAAATAATATGCGCGCTGTCTCTGGCACCGTGACGTATCCGTCTACCGTCAAAAGGTGCGTCGCCTCGACCTGAATCCCTCGATACTCGAAAACCTGCTTCGCGCGCATAGGCGTAACGTCCGCCCATACGAGCGATCCGCTGGTATAACCATCCGTGAAACCGCCCTCACCGTCAGGGACTTGCGTCTTCGTTTGGATATAGATGGGGTGCCGCTTGCGAGTGGCGTATGATTTCCTCGATATCCGATTCTTTGCATATTGGTCGTTCATATATGCACCCGGTCCGGACGTAGTATATCGTAAAACTGCTTTGGCAATTCGCTTTCAGCAGCCCTGTTTTCATTGCGAAATCCACAGTATACTAAAATCGCCTCTTTGACAAATTGCGGAACCGCCGATGCCGCCGCACCATACCCGGCAGCGTATTTGATTCTGACGGCATTGATTTCCCGTAACGTAGTAGTCGGCCACGTTACGTTGTATGCATGCGATATCCGTCCTGGAGTGTTATCGGCATCGACATAATAATCGGCAGCCGCGACGGTATACTCTACATTGTTACAGTCATAGTATTTTATCGATGTAACAGAATTCAAAGGTGGTCGAGGAATATCCAAAGGAAGACATGGGAACTCGTCGAACGAATATTCCCATGTCTGAGTAATCATGGATTGACGCAAAAAATTTTCCGCTTCTTTCCTTGCATGCGTTATCCAGCCGGATATCAAAGTATCCTCTACATCATGGCTGATATGGCAATACATTTTCGCCTCTGCCGCGGTTAAAACCTCGACAGTAGGAGCGGTAATCAATTTTAAGCGTCCTTCCATTGCGGTTATGCGGCCTCCACGTATGCGCCTTCATCGAGCGGGACATACCAGAGTGACCATTTGATCGATCCGGTATGCGTCGCGCCGACCGTTGCCTCTATTGCTCCGATGGCAACGACGACCGGATTGTTTTGCGCAACAATAGACCCGCTCGACCCTTTGCGCAGAGCATCCGCTTCCGTCCCTGAAATCGTAAGCAGTGTCCCGGCTTCGGCGGCGGTCAGGTCAAGGTTCGCGCACATATCCGTAGAGGTTCCGGTTGTCGGGTTGGCCGTCAATTTAAAATTGATTGTTTTTGTTTCCATGATCGTCGTAACCTCGCCGACAATCTGTGTAACTAAAACGCGACCTCCGGCAATAGTGAAAAGATCCTCCCCGGTGAGGATATTATCGGTCGCGCGATCGACGCGCAGCCCGAGCAATCCTTTCGTGAGAGACATCCTTGGTTGAGATTCGGCCATAATAAATCCTTTCTAATTCGTCATTGTTCGATGGTGAATTAACCCTTGTAGTAGGTGTCTTCCAGCGCAATCGCGCTGTATTTGTTCGACGCGCTTCCGGCATCGGCATACACGCCGATGTACTTGCCATCTGGTATAATGATGGCCGGGATTTCGATTACATGGAAGTAATCGCCGCTCGCCTCGGATTCCGTGACCGCCTTGGCCGCGGTCTGTTTTACGCCGTCGCGATAAACGGGGCAATTTTCCGTCAGAGCGGTCGCGTTTGTTCCTGCGGCATCGTCGGCGGTTTTGACAGTGATAGTCATGTCCGTCGCGTTACCCATCGTAATGGGGATCAAAAAACTGATCGTTTTGACCCCTGCCGTCGGAAGGTATCCGACGAACGTCTCAACGTTTCCGGCAACACCATGGCATAGGATGTTGTCGCCATCCGCAAAAAACTTTTCAGCAATCGAACTCATGATTTAATCCTTTCGTGTTTGGTTTTTATAGTGTCAGTTGCCTCACAGTGTCTCTTGGTTACGCACGCTCCGCAAGGGTTATATACGGCGAAAGCGTGTGGTTTGAATTCTTGTACGACGCTACGGGCGAATTCGTGTATGGCGTTCCGTTGAACCGATACCGGAAGCGGAAAACCATTTCGTCATACAGGAATTGAACGTGGATCGAGGTGTCCGTTTCGAGCCCGCCCTTGTCGATGCCGATGTAATCGGTCATGTCGGCAAGAAGGATATCGCCCTTGTCGCCGAGTTTGGGAAGCTGTTCAACGGGAATCACCGGACGACCCATGAGCAACCCGTAGGGAGTCGCCGATGCGCCACCGGCAGGCAGGTAAACGGGAACGCCGCCAGTTCCGACAACCTGCGTCATGGTCATGAGTTGCGGTTCGACTTCCTGATTGATATACCACGATGCGCGGGCACGGCTTCCCGGGGCAAGGCGGGACCACATCTTTATGATGTTTTCCCATACGATGGTATCCGCTGTCTGGCCGGCTTCTTTCGCGACGGAAACGAGAGCGGGGGCATTGATAATTCCGAGAGGCGTTCCAACTCCGGTTCCGTTGAAAATCGCGTCATCGATCACAAACGCCATTTCATCAGAATACACTTTGCTCACGAAAGCTTCCATCGCGGAGGCGTCGCGCATGAGCTCTTCGGTCATGTAGCAGAACGCAAGGAGTTTTTCGAGCTTGAGCGTCACTTCGCGAATTTTCGGTTTCGTCGCTGTCGCCGTTCCGCCCTCATTCGCCCAGTACGCACGGGCGCCGCCAAAGCGGGATCCGTTCGCGCGGGAGGTTTCCGCAAGCGCCGGCATTGCAATTCCGTTCGCGCCCTCGCCGATCGGGATCATGGTAATTCTGGATACGGTCATGGATTTCGCCATGATCGAATCCATCATTTTCTTGACGAACGTTGACTGTACCATGAAGCCGCCATCGCTCGATACGGCAACGTTCATGCCGGTCGAGTTGTGGATATTGGATGATGCGGGGCGCTCGGGCACGAGCCGCTCATCGATGACCGCACGGGACGGGTCATAGGCGTTTTTCACGGCCTGGAGAAACTGGCCGAAGCTATCCCACGGTTTGCGACCGGTATTCCTCACGTCGATCCTGGGAACCGGCGTAACGGCGGTTTCGAGTTCGTCGCGCACTTTTTGAATGCGCTTTTCGCGTTCGGACCCGGCCTTGTACTTCTCGATGTCTTTTTCCAAGCCATCGAAAACTGTCTGCTCTTCATCCGTGAGATCACGGCCCTCTCCTTTTGCCTTGTCCAGCAACGCCTGCATTTTATTCATGGCGTCGCGGATCAGTTCAGCATAATTCATAACGACTCCTTTTTGAGTTGAAGGAATTTGTTTCTTGCGTTGACTAATCGTTTATTGCCCGAAGCTTCCGGCGCAACGCTGAACCGATCCTTCGGGAATGATTTAAAATTGTCGAGATTGACTTCCATGCCGTTTATTACTACCGATTTCCCTTGATAGCAAGCCGTGATATTTTTGGCTGGGTCAAGCGTATCGGCGAACCCGTTCTTCACAGCCTCTTCGCCTGTCATCCATGTTTCAGCGTCCATCAAGGCGGCGATATCTTCAGGCTTCTTTTTTGTCTTTTCGGCGTATGCTGCGACGATAGTTGCTTTGACTCGATCCAAAACATCGGCTTCCTTGCGCAAAATCGCAGAGTCGCCAATCGCTATGCTCTCCGGGTTGTGAATCATAACGAGCGAAGTTTTTGGAACGGTGATTTTATCGGCGGCCATTAGAATTACGGATGAAATCGAAGCGGCTATCCCATCAACTATTCCGTTTACATAAGCCGAAACGCGATTTATTACGTGATATATCGCCATCCCCGCGAACACACCACCGCCGGGAGAATTGACGAAAAGGTTTATGTTTTTAAGCTTCGATAGTTTCGCCATTTGGTCCTTGAACCACGTCGGCGTCACATCGGAGTCATACCATTTTTCATCGGTGATAACGCCGTATATGTAAACATCTCCGGAGTCCTCAGTTTTATTCTCGATTTTCAGCCATTTATCAGGCATATTTTTTACCTCATGCTCGCGGTTATAAGGTTTTCAACTTCTTTCCGAATACCGTCATCGGGCTTTTTCTCTGGAAGCTCTTTGCCGGCTTCGTACATGTTCATTGGCTGCAAATAAATGTCGCCGTTCGGTATACTGTTCATGTTGAGCAACCGGCGAATATCGTTCACGGATAACCAGCCCCATTGACGGCCAATAGCAAACGCCTCCGCCATGCTTTTCGAATCACCGCGAAGCAGCGTGTTTATGTTAAACTCGAAATAATACCCTGCATCACGCTGTTTTCTGCTTAAAAGCTGCGAATTTATGCATTCCTCCGCGCGCTTGAAATGCGGGAGCATGGTATACATGATAAATTCAAGGGATTGGTGCTCGATGTTATTGTTTGTCGCGCGGTCAAGGTTTTGCACCAAGTGGAGCGGAACGCGGCAAAACCGGCAGATATCTTCAAGCTGTAATTTTTTGCATTCGATAAGCTGCTGGTCAACGAGTTTTATTTCGAAAGGAATGAAATCAAGGCCATCTTCTGCGAGAATCGGCTCGCCCTTAGCCGTCATCGACTGATATCTCGTCTTAAGATCCTTTTTTAACCGCTCGTATGGCTCATCGTTCAGGCGACCAGGATGTTTAAAAATTCCACTCGGGAAGGCGCCGTTCTCAAAAAAATTCTGACCGAACCTTTCATACGTCACGCCAAGTCGAATCGAGGATACGGCGTATTCGAGGACAGACATTCCGGTGACGCCGTTCATCGACGGACCTGGAACATGGAAAACGTCTGCGCGGGATAGGATTTCTTTATCCCCGTTGCCCTTATCGTGCTCGTATTCGAGCTTTCCGGTATCCTTATTGCGTCCGATTCTTACTGTTTGCCACGCATAGGGATAAAGGCCGGCAATCCCATCGAGTCCGTTTTTCAATCTGCGCGCGATGGCGTTACCGCCGGCGCACAGTTGATACATCGATGCTTCTTTGAAATTGTACGCCGACATTTCCTCGTTTGGAGTTGAATGCAGGATATCGTACAGACCGGTATCGTTCGATCTTTCCCTGTCGGAATCATTGATTTTTTTATACTCGAATACCGGAACCGACGCAAATGTCTCTGCAAGCACGCGGAAACACGCGAAAACGACGCCGTATTTCATGGCGACGTCTTCGGTAATTGCAACTGATGCTATTTTGGGATCGTCGCCGCGCTTCCATGCGGCAATAAGCTCATCAAACGACGGGGAAAAAACTGCCTTTATTCTTTCGAAAAATCTCATTGCCAAATAAAAAGAGCAGGTGAAGGGTGAGCACTCACCTGCTCAATTTATCTCGATCGGAGGATCAGGCCGACCGCTGTATACAATAAAAAGATACTACATTTTGGCGGGAATATAGCGATATTTAATTAACAAAATGCATAATAATAATTATTAATATTCATCCTTCTTGGATAACACCATCTGAATAGCCTTTTCGTATTTGGCTTTCATCGGCGTCCATCCGTTCAGCATGTTCGAAAGGTGCGATTGTGAAACACCAATCTGTTCCGCAAGCTCCTGGCGATTGATGTCTTTCCTTCGAATTTCTTTCTTCATTTCCGTTGGCGTCATACTAAGCTCCTTTATTTCTGATTCCAATCCCATTTATATTCTTCTGCAATGTGTTTTATTATTGGCATTAATAACGGCGCCGATTCTCCTTCTGCCAAATCCCTTAAATCGAAGTGCTCGACAACAAGCTCGATTACTCCGTTAAAATGGTCTGCCTTGGCATCTAAAATTTTTGTATCAAGCGGCATGTGTAATGCCTTAATAATTAACTCTTGCGATACTTTTATTTTTGATGCTTTCATACTAAGCTACCTCCACGAGCTTTTTTATTGATAAATTTTGTTTTTCCATACACGCAAGAATTCCTTTTTTAACAAATTCAAAAAATAGTTTTTCTGTATCCGTTGCTGAATGAATCAAGCATTCTTTTGATACCACAGCTTGCCAACAGCAATCATCGCATTTTACAATCAAAATATAATCAAGTCCAACTCTGCCTTGTAATGGGCAATCAAACCTTTCAAAGCTTATTCTAATTTTCATACTAAGCTCCTTATCCCTCTTTCGTTGTAAACCCATCCCGGATCGGCCACCATGGCCCGCGTATGCGCGTTTATGAGCGCCGCAATGGGGTCAATACGTTGACGGCTTTTAGATTTATCGAGCATGAGATTTTCCGACGGCCCGGCCCGCGTGACAGCGTTCGATATCGCCCAGGTAAGAACCGGATCATTCTCATGGATAATTTTCTTGTTATACACTTTCGCGCGAAAATCCTTCGTTGCCGGCGAGAGCCCCATATATGATTGCGGAACCTCGATGGGAGTCCACTGTTTTTCGGTTAATTCATGGGTCAACCATGTAGCGAGCGCCTTGTCGTAGCAAATCTCGCCGCGGCTCCATCCGTTGCGCTTATACTCCTCCTCCAGATACTCCAGAATAAAATGGTAGTCAACCTCCGCGCCCTCAGTTGCCGTTATCCATCCGCCGAAAACCCATAGGTCAAACGGCATTTTATCTGTCTTCCGCCTCTTTTCGAGCGTCTCTTCGGGGATAAAGGAATGTTGCCGAACCAAATAGCATCCATCCGATAGCGGGATCTCAAACCCCACCGATGTTATGTCTATCGTCGCCGACAAGTCGAGTCCGGAGAAAACACGAAGTCCCTCAACGTTCGGGCGCGACTCTGCGCTTATATAGCAAGCGCCCCATTTATCCATTTGCATATACCCGCAAACGCGCTGATTCACCCAAATATTCATGTGCTTCGTGAGGAAATTTCGCATTTTCTCAGGTGCTTCGAGTGCTTCCTTGAGTTTCTTGCGAAGATACCCAACGCCTTCCGGATAGCTACAAATAATCGGATTCGCTTTCACCCATACCGATTCGTCCTTGATATCATCGATCACGTCGCCCGGCGCGACCTTCCTGCTGCCGATCTCAATAACCTGGTCTGTATTGTTGCAGTCAAGCTCATTTACCATCACAAAGTACGAATCAAGCTCGACAGGTATGTCAGGATTCAAGATTTTCGATACAAGATCATATTCTACGCGGTAGCAAGGGTTACTCAGTTCGAATCCAGCCGTGGTGATAATAGCAAGGAGCGGTTGCGCGCGGGCGCCCATACCCGAGTCGATTACGTCATAAATCTCTGATGTC